CAGAAACTGAAGAAAAATATTCTGAACCAAAAAATTATTGGTATAATCCAGATACTCTAGTTGTGTATGATCTAGATTTGCTATATCCAATTGGTAAAGTTAGTGATGATGAAGATGGTATTGCTCGGAAATTAGATGCGAATACATATATAATTGATAAGATAATTCCTATACCTATTCTGTAACTTCTAAACTTAATTCTGGTTTACTTTCAAACATAATAAAATCTTTCTTTGTAGGATCCGAAGATTTTTTAAATTGTACAATTAATGATTTTAAATTTGTAATAGGTTTTAATTTTGTTAAACATTTAATTTCTTGATTTTGATTTAATGAGAAGATTGGATTAACTTTATCAAGATTAGGAAAAAATATAAATATTTCATTTAGATTTAATTCAGGTGTCGCTTCGGCAACATAATTTGATAAACCTTCATATTTTTCTTCTGTAAAACCAATAAATTTACCAAATGATTTTGATCCACATATCATATTAAATTTCTCACCTTCATTATTAACAATTTCAACATGTCCATCATCATTTAACATAATACTAATATTTATATCTGATAAGTTTTCTGTAATTCCTTCAAGTATATCATCTAATGAATAATAATCTTCATCTAATTGTATATCTCTTAATTCTGTTCCACAAATAATTTTTAATTCATTATTATTATTTGTAATTTTTGGATTAAATATTAATTTATCATTTAATTTGATATTATCAATTGTGATATTTGTGTATGGTTTATTAAAATTAATCATATAATCGGAATAATATTTTGGATCTTTTTCATTTGATGTAATATCAATTAAAAATGATTTTTCTTCATTCTTAAATTTTACTGATTTATTTGTCTCTCTATTTGATAATTTGTTTGGTTTTTTTTTAATTTCTTCTTCAGAAGATGATTCTAAAGATGAATCTGAAGATGATTCTGAAGATGATTCTTTTTTATTATCTTTTTTATTTTCTTTTTTATTATCTTTTTTATTATCTTTTATATTTTCTTTTTTATTATCTTTTTTATTTTCTTTTTTATTTTCTTTTTTATTATCTTTTTTATTATCTTTTTTATTATCTTTTTTATTATCTTTTTTCATTTGTTGTATTATATTTAATAATTTTCTTGTACGATCATTATCATTATTATCATTATTATCATCATCATTATCATCATTATCATTTTCATTATCATTTTCATCATCATTTTCAGATAATTCAACATTTGATAATTTTATATCTGAATTTGATAATTCTTTGCGAATTTGTGATTCAATATCATCAACAGACATATGTAATAATGCCTGATGATCGATACCATTTGAACTTGAGCAATCATTGTTATTATTTTGAATATTAGAAATTGTTCCTCCCCTACCACCCATACGAAAATTTTGCCCACGTTCTTTTTGCATTGAAGCTAATCTCATTGATAAATCATTTGAATTAGGTGTCATCTGTGATGTCATCTGTGATGTCATTTTATTATGAATATTATTTACAGTATAAAGATTATTTTGTTGATTTTGATTCATATTTGGATTATATTGCATTTGTTGATTCATATTTGGTTGATTCATATTTGGTTGATTCATATTTGGTTGATTCATATTTGTTTGATTCATATTTGGTTGATTCATATTTGGTTGATTCATAGTTTGTTGAGGATACATTGATGACATTCCAAATTGATCAAAATTACTAAATCCTTGATCTCCATTCATATTCATACTATTAAAACTTTCATATTCATTATTCATACCCATTCCCATATTATTATTATTATTATTTGGATTTTGATTTTTATTTAAACCTCCAAAACCTCTAGTGTCTGAACCATCTAATGCAAAATTAATTTCGGTTGGTCTTTGATTTTGATTTCCATTGGGATTTGGATTATATGCCATACCCATTCCACCCATTTGCATTTGATTCATATTCATATCCATACCTCCACCCATACCTCCACCCATACCTCCGCCCATACCTCCACCCATACCTCCACCCATATTCATATTTCCACTAAATCCATCATAATCACCTTGACGCATTAACATTCTACGTTCTAATTCACTAGTTATTGATTTTTTATCAGAAACTTGCATAGAATCATTAATATTACCAAAAAACATTTGATCACCAACTGAACCATCAGCTCTAATAAAACCACCTGATTTTTCTAAAGAAGAAAATGAAGCATAGCCACCAGCATCAGCAACAGTTCCAAAACCTTCTGATTTAGATTTTGTTTTTTGTTTTTGTTGTTTTTGCATATTTTTTTGATGTTCTTGTGGTCTTATATTTTGGGGTTCTCTAGATTTTCTTCTATATTCTTCAACAGCTGTTCGCAAACAATCGGTATTTATTTTTTTTATAACTTCTTTCTTTTCACCTCTTAAATTATTTTTAGAAGCTTTTAATACTGTTTCCATTTTTTTTTTAAGCCAAATTTTACAATATTCAATCGCTTCCGTTGTATTTCCGAAATCTTCAACTAGAGTAGAAAATTTTTCACTTAATTTTGTTAAATTTCTATCGGAATATAAATGTGCAATTATATCTTCCATAATATTAATTAAAGTTAATATTTTTTTAATATAATTTCGCAACAATCAAAAAATTATTATATTGAGTATATTATAAAATGAATCAGTATAGAGGCGTATCTAAAACACAAATGTCAATGATGAATTCTGGTCAGAATAATTTTTCTCAGGCTTATCAACCAAATTTATCTTTAATTCCCCCACAGAATTATGAAAATTCAAATCAATTAGTACATAATAATCTAGAATCTAATTTATTTAATGAATCATATATAGATTATACAATTCATGTTGATTCAGGTGATAGAACTACATCAGTATTTCCAAGTCCATATAGTTTTGTTTTAAATTTTGGTGGAGCTGGACCAGGTAGAAATAAATACTATAATGCAGCAGGTGTATTACAAATAGTAGATTATAATGGTGCGCCAGATCCAATTATTGATAGAAAATTTAGAAATGTTAAAACTGTAATTCTTGATAAGATATTTTTTCCAAAATATATTGGTTATGAAAGAATAGAGACTAACCCAATTGGCCCAATTTATGATTATTCAGGTAATGTTACTCTAGCATCTCGATATCGTTATGTTATTGTACGTATTCAAGAATTAGATAATAATCGTATGTATTCAACAAATAATTATGTTAGAGATGATTCATTTGTTATGTATAATGATAAAACATTAGGTGATGCAAATATCGGAGTTTGGATTGCTTCTCCTTATAAAAGAACATATTTAAAATCAGCTCTTAAAAACATCGATAAATTTACTATTAATATTGTTGATCCTAAAGGAAATCCAATTGTACCAACGTGGGATGATGCTGGTACAAATAAACCTATTCCACAATCTGAATTAGAAAATGAAGCTACACGTGATAAATATAATTTTCAAATACATTTTATTTTCTCAGTATTAGAAAATGAATTAAATACTAAACCTAATTTTAGATAATTATAATAATCAATAACAAATAAACAAATAAAAAAAAGTGAAAATATAACCATATATTATACAAATTAATATAATATATAGTAATTAATAAATGGTAAATAAATCGGATCCAAATTATATTGAAAAGACACGGATTATAGAGGATTTAATTGAACATTATCCAGAATTAAAAAAAGATAAAAATGTATTAAATAATATTTTTTTCGATAGAACAGATAAACCAAACAAATTTATTTTAGAAAGAATAACTATAAATAATAAAGTATATTATAGATCGAATGATAATTTATTAGTTGATGTTAATATTAAATGTCATGGTATATTTGTCAATGATCGATTTATTATTGTACGTCCTGATAATAGAAAAGAATTTCATGATAAATTTATTGAAGAGTTTAAAAATTATATGAAAGAAAAATTTTGTTGATTTATTAATATATGGAAAAATCAGAATCAGTCGAATCTATTGATACAGAAACTGTTAAACCAAAAGATAAAAATGATTATAAATGTGCTCCTTCTATAAAGTTCAATACTGGTTCATGTATTGATCTCCCAGTTCTAATTGAAATGGCCAGAGCATATAATGAAACAAATACAAATAAAATTAAATTACATCCAAAACTTCAAACATTAAATCCTAAAAAATATAAAAAATATTTATTAAAACAATTTAAAATTCGTTTTGATAATGTTTGTACAACACAATTTTGCTGGACACAACAAGATTTTGTTGATAAAATGAATTCAATTATGAAAGAAGAATTAACAAAATTTACTTATAGACCACAAGGTCCTGTTGGTAAATTTGAATGGTTAAATACAACTCATTTAAATGAAGTTATGGAACAATATGAAAAAGTTCATAATGATTTTAAATTTTTAGGTGCGGTACCTATGGATTTTGATTCTATACCAGCATTGGGAATAAAGGATTTAAATTTAGATAATTTAATAAATGAAGGTAAAAATAAAATTGGAATTATTTTTAATTTAGATGAACATTGGCAATCCGGGTCACACTGGGTAGCAGGTTATTCTGATTTAAAAAATGGTAAAGCATATTTTTTTGATTCATATGGTGTTGAACCCGACCCTCGAGCAAGAAAATTATTAAGAAGATTTGCAAAATATTCTGAAGATAAATTTAAAGTAAAAATTGATTCAATACATAATGATACAAGACATCAATATGGTAATTCAGAATGTGGTATGTATTCATTAAATTTTATTTTAGAATTATTAGATGGTAAATGTTTTAATGACGTATGTTCATCAAAAATACCAGATACTAAAGTTAATCAATTGAGACCAATATTTTTTTATAATGTTAACTTTTAAATTTTTCAATCATATCAACCATATCATTATATAAATCCTCATTATTTTCCATCAATTTATCAATCATATTTAATAAAAATTTATTTTTTTCAGGTTTCATTTTATTTACTTTAGGATCTCTAGAATAAGAATTACATTCAGGATAATAGAAATCATAGAAATCAAGGAATAGTTGTTTCATCTTAGGATTATCACGTAAAAACTTAATTCTATTCCACATCTTTTCTAAAGGTTCTAGAACTGATTCAAACCAATCTCTATCTCTCTGTATAAGTTCACAATGTGAATAATTTAAATACCAATATACAACTCTATCTAAAGCATATCCCGGCATTATTTTTTCTATTTCTTTTGATTTTTCTTCAACCCATCTCTCACAATCAAATGGAGTCATTTCAATCTCTGTCGGATGAATAAACTTTGCATCATCATAAACTGTCTGCCAATAAGTTGGATCTGAATGTTCTTTAATCTTATTTTTAGGTAAAACCTGAATTAACACACCCTTTTCAAGTTTTGTTGTCTTTGATCTAAATGCTTCTTCTGGATCAGTATCATCCTCAAATAATTCTTTTGACGGATATTCTTTGATATCACATTGCCAAAAGTCACATTCATCCAGATCACAACATGCTAATTGAATTTGTACTTGATCCCAATAATGTGTTGGACAGATTGTACCTTTCACTTCACCAGTACAATTAATTTTACGTCTAGTTGGACATTTAATCTCTAACATTCGTCCAACAAGATTTGTAATATTTTTTTGATTAAATTTATATTCTGAAACAATACCATCAGGACTAGCTCCTAAAAAAGTATGAATCATATGTCGGCATAGACCAAATTCTTCAACATGAACATTTAATCTATATTCATAAATAAGCGTTGCAATTGCTTCAAACTTTTTACCATGATATGTATTCTCATTGTTATTAAACGTTTCTCTTAATTTAATTAAAATACAATGATATGGTTCTGAATAATGATCATCACCTAATGCCGTACCAATAGCTGAAGCGGTCATACCTTTATCACGTTCGGCATACCATTGTGGAGATCTTTGAGCCGGATATTCCACAGCTTGAATTTTCTTAAAGGTTTTAAATCGTCTCTGTAGATCTTTTGATGAAATATCATCATCGACTTGTACATCATGAACCCAACACTTTCCTAGAGGAAGTAAATCTTTTCGTCTTTTAGGAATAATTTTCCAGTTTCGATTTTTTAACAATAATATTAGATCATTCCATTTTAAATATGATGGATTTTTTGTATTAATAATCATAGTATTATCAACAATCATTGTATATTTTGATAATAATCGTTGAATTGTTGATATTTTTATATTCGAATAATTTTGTTTAAGATATTTCAATATAGACAATACAAATTTATTACATTCTTGTTCATTTTTTGTATAATAACCATTTAAATTTTGTTTGATATATGATTTAATTGCATTTTTAACCTCTATCTTATTCATTTGTTATATTATTTGTATTATATATATCATAATTATATAACATTTTATTATCAAATTTTTTGATTATCACTTTTGTCTTCAGTATTACCTTTCTCCTTATTTTTTCTTATATAAAATATAATACCAAGTATTATTATTATTAAGAATATAAATCCAGCAACACCAATTAATATATATTCAGTTGTTGTTAATCCTGAATCAGAATTAGTCTCTTCTTGTAATTGTGAATTACTAGATGCTTTTGTAGCTGCTTTTATTATTGGTGTTGGTGATGATGGAGGTTGTGGTGTTTGTGATGATGGAGGTTGTGGTGTTTGTGATGATGGAGGTTGTAATATTTTAATTTCTTCTTGAGGTGGAGGTAGTATTCGTTGTATTGGTTGTAATATTTTAATTTCTTCTTGAGGTGGAGGTAGTATTCGTTGTATTGGTTGTAATATTTTAATTTCTTCTTGAGGTGGAGGTGGTGGTGGAGGTGGAGGTGGAGGTAGTATTCGTTGTATTGGTTGTAATATTTTAATTTCTTCTTGAGGTGGAGGTGGAGGTGGAGGTGGAGGTGGAGGTGGAGGTGGAGGTGGAGGTGGAGGTGGTGGAAGTGGGATATTTATTAATTCAAAATTAGTATCATTTATTAATACATTACTTGAATCATCAGTTATATTATAATTCGATGAGTATATATTAACATTTAACTTTCCTACATCAGATAATGTATATGATCCTGGCCATTTTATTTTCCATGGATAATTAGGAGCTAATTGAACATTATATAAACAAATTCCACCACCATACATAAGAATTGCACGATAAATAGGTGGATCAAATAAATATCCATAATCTCTATCTTTATGTAGAATACCCCATATAATAGTACCATTTAGATCTTTAATGTATATTGAATTACCATTGACATACATTACATAATTTCCTAATGGTGATTGTAAGATTCCTTGTTCACCTATTTGTGAATTTAGAAAGATGTTCTGTATATTTATACTATTACCTGATTGTGTAACATTACTTAATGATGTTGGGTATATATTCTCTATATTTCTATTTTGTTTTATTACATATAAAAAATATACAATCAAAATCAAAATAAGCATAAATATTATTGTTTTCATTAACCTATATAATAAAAATTGAATAAATAATTTTAAAATAATGAAAAATGTTAAAGTAAAATAATATTAAATGGATTTAGAACCAATAATTTATAAAACAGACATTAGTATAACAACTGCTGGTTCTGTTGATTCTGGTAAATCCACATTTGTTGGTGTTTTATCATCAGGTAATTTAGACAATGGTAATGGATCTGCCCGTTCTGGTGTTGCAAAACATCCACATGAATTAGAATCTGGTAAGACATCTGATATTGCAATGAAACATTATAAAATTCCATCTAAATCTAGGGCTATTACATTTATTGATTTATGTGGTCATGAAAAATATTTTAAAACAACAGCAAATGGTGTATGTGGATATTATCCAGATTATTCATTTATAATGATTAGTGCGAATCGTGGTATTCTTCAAATGACTAAACAACATTTTACATTATTAATGGCTGCGAATGTCCCACAAATTATTCTTGTAACACGTGTTGATATTACACCAAAAGATATTTATGATCAAACATTATCAATGATTGAAAAATATATTAAAGCTCATCTTAAAATTCCAGGATTAATTGTTAATAATTACCATGATGATAAAGTTAAAATTTCAGTTGAAGACATTGTAAAATTATTACCCACGGATCAAACAAAACAAACATTTATTCCAATTATTACTATTTCAAATAAAACTGGTTTTGGTTTAGATTTAGTTAGAGGAATTTTAAATCAAATTGAACCAAGAGATTTATGGTCTAATTTTGATAATAATAATAATTGTGTAAATCGTGTAATTAATGGGTTTTTAACACATATGGATAAAAAATATTTTAAAACTCCGGATGATAAATCATTATCAGTATTTTATATTGATAATGTATATTCTCCACCTGGTGTGGGTTTAGTTATTTCTGGTATTGCTAGAAATTGTGAATTATCAGTTGGTGATACAGTTTATATTGGACCAATTAATAAAGAGTTTAAAGAATTTCGTATTCGTGGTATACATAATGATTATAGACAAAAGATTCAAAAATTATATCATCATGATAGAGGATGTATTGCTTTGGCTGGTGAAAAAGAATTCTCAACCAGACAATATATTAAACCAGGAATGTTTTTAATTCGAAATAAAAAACTAATTGATACAAATGTATGTTATAGATTTAATGCTGCAATTACTATTTTAAATCATTCTAGTACCATTAAAAATAATTATACACCACTAATGCAGATTGGAAATGTTAGACAATGTGCTAGATTAATTATGGATCCACAATATAATGATGGAAAAGATGCAATTTCTTCAAAAGATTATGCATATGTAACATTTAAGTTTAAATTTAAGCCATCTTTAATTGAACCATATCAATTATTCATTTTTAAATCTGGATATATTCAAGGAATTGGTGTTGTTTTAGATATGGTTCCATGTTTGAATGATGATGATGCAAAACCTGATCCAGATAAACTTATAAAAGTTAAATATTTGAAAAAAAAATAAAAAATAAAATTTAATTTATAAATATATATGAAAACTTTATATTTAATATTAATAATTATATGTTTAATTGGTATAATTTATTTATTACGAAAATCAGAAATGTATATGTCTGATGAAAATACATGTGGTCCAGATGATACATATAAAGGTATATATTTATATAAATTAAAATATTTATCAATATTGCCAGAAGTAACAATTGATTTATGGAACGAATTTTCATCTAATGAATATTATATTACAATGGTACAAGATATGAATGAAGAAATTAAACAAGATATATTAAGTGGAACTATTAAAGTACAATTCGATAAAGCTAATTTTGAATCTCTTCCAAAAGAGTTACAAACATATGGGTTAAAATTTATAAGTAATTTTTATTTATTTGATATTAATCAAATAAAAACTATCGTAGATATACTAAATAATTATAATACATTTGATACTAATACACAAAATGAAATTATTCAAAATACAATACCAAATTTTGAAATAAATAAATATTTTTGTAGATATATACGTAATAATGATGGTAAACAATATTTTAGGTGTATCCCATTAAATTTATCAAAAGTTGATTTATTCCCACCAAATTTAAATCCTACAGATGATCATGTACCGTATATTGGCACAGAAGAAAAATTTTATGTAAGATGTCCACCAAATACAGCACCAGAACCAGAAGAAAAACCTTTTACGCCAAATTGTGGTATTGATTCAATGTATAGAGGTTTATATAAAAATATATCTCCTAAAATATATGGTGTAAATAATTCAACTGATGATTATAATATGTTTTGTAGATATATTGATACTGAATATGGACCAGAATTTACATGTAATAATCTTGACATGATTTGGCCATCAGAGTCATATCCAAATATACCATATGACACTACAGTTCCAATAACACAAACACTTACTGATGCAGAGGGATATCCACGTAATATAGATGTATCATATAATTGTCCATCAAATTTGGCACCAGAACCAGCTGCATTTGAACCACTTTGTGGCAATAATTCGAAATATAAAGCATGGGTTAAATTATATAATAATTTAGATGATGAATTTTATTGTAGAAATATAAGTGATTTTAATAATCCAGATTTAGATCCATACTATATGTCTATGATTTGTAGTTTAAAAGATAATCCATATGAAAGAGAAATTTATTTTGATGAAAAAAATATTAAAAATTTACCATATCGTGATTATGATGGTGGTTATTATAATTGTCCACCTTTGGGAGCAGAAGAAATATTGCCACCACCACCACCACCACCACCACCACCAGCAGAAGAAATAAGAATAATATCACAACCGCCACCACCAGCAGAAGAAATAAGAATAATATCACAACCGCCACCACCAGCAGAAGAAATAAGAATAATAATATCATCACAACCGCCACCACCAGCAGAAGAAATAAGAATAATATCACAACCGCCACCACCAGCAG